ATGGCACTGAATATTCCATTCAGAAATGCGTACTATCGTTTTGCATCCAGTTACTCATTTCTCTTTTTTATTTCCTGGTCGCTGTGGTGGTCGTTATACGCTATTTGGCTGAAAGGACATCTAGGGTTGACAGGGACGGAATTAGGTACACTTTATTCGGTCAACCAGTTTACCAGCATTCTATTTATGATGTTCTACGGCATCGTTCAGGATAAACTCGGTCTGAAGAAACCGCTCATCTGGTGTATGAGTTTCATCCTGGTCTTGACCGGACCGTTTATGATTTACGTTTATGAACCGTTACTGCAAAGCAATTTTTCTGTAGGTCTAATTCTGGGGGCGCTCTTTTTTGGCCTGGGGTATCTGGCGGGATGCGGTTTGCTTGACAGCTTCACCGAAAAAATGGCGCGAAATTTTCATTTCGAATATGGAACAGCGCGCGCCTGGGGATCTTTTGGCTATGCTATTGGCGCGTTCTTTGCCGGCATATTTTTTAGTATCAGTCCCCATATCAACTTCTGGTTGGTCTCGCTATTTGGCGCTGTATTTATGATGATCAACATGTGTTTTAAAGATAAGGATCACCAGTGCGTAGCGGCGGATGCGGGAGGGGTAAAAAAAGAGGATTTTATCGCAGTTTTCAAGGATCGAAACTTCTGGGTTTTCGTCATATTTATTGTGGGGACGTGGTCTTTCTATAACATTTTTGATCAACAACTTTTTCCTGTCTTTTATGCAGGTTTATTCGAATCACACGATGTAGGAACGCGCCTGTATGGTTATCTCAACTCATTCCAGGTGGTACTCGAAGCGCTATGCATGGCGATTATTCCTTTCTTTGTGAATCGGGTAGGGCCAAAAAATGCATTACTTATCGGTGTTGTGATTATGGCGTTGCGTATCCTTTCCTGCGCGCTGTTCGTTAACCCCTGGATTATTTCATTAGTGAAGCTGTTACATGCTATTGAGGTTCCACTTTGTGTCATATCCGTCTTCAAATACAGCGTGGCAAATTTTGATAAGCGCCTGTCGTCGACGATCTTTCTGATTGGTTTTCAAATTGCCAGTTCGCTTGGGATTGTGCTGCTTTCAACGCCGACTGGGATACTCTTTGACCACGCAGGCTACCAGACAGTTTTCTTCGCAATTTCGGGTATTGTCTGCCTGATGTTGCTATTTGGCATTTTCTTCTTGAGTAAAAAACGCGAGCAAATAGTTATGGAAACGCCTGTACCTTCAGCAATATAGACGTAAACTTTTCCGGTTGTTGTCGATATCTCCCTATCCCTCAACCGGAAAATAATAATACTAAAGTGCTTAGCCCTGCTAATAATCACCTAATCCAAACGCCTCATTCATGTTCTGGTACAGTCGCTCAAATGTACTTCAGATGCGCGGTTCGCTGATTTCCAGGACATTGTCGTCATTCAGCGACCTGTCCCGTGTATCACGGTCCTGCGAATTCATCAAGGAATGCATTGCGGAGTGAAGTATCGAGTCACGCCATATTTCGCTATCAGGATTCTGTGTGATGGTTACATCGCCCGGCCCAGGGCTGTTTAGTCATCAGCGCTTTCTGACAGTGCTGAGATTTCAACCTGTTGCAGTAAAAATGAGTAGATATAAGGCAAGTGTGCTGCCAAACCTATCTTTTACGGGGTGAAGGTAGATTTCGTTTGAAGGGTATCTGGTGTCCCCTGCAGACATCTACTTGAAGCGGCAGGGGATTGATTGGAATGGTGTTTTTTAGATGTGAAAAATATTTTACCCGCTATTTTACCCATTGGCGCGGCTTAAGAGCTTATTTTTGAATTCACAATGGTCACGATATAACCATCTTGCTCGTCCGTGGATAACTTTGGCTTTAGGCAGGTCGCCGGACTTAATCCGGTCATAGATGAAGGTCTTACCGAAGCCAGTATCAGCCATGATGAATTTCAAATCAACCAGTGAATCAGGCTGTAGTTCGTGTTGCATGAGTGCTATCTCCGAATAGGGAATCGAACCTGCAAATCAGGCAATAAAAAGCCGCATTGATGCAGCAATGGTAGGTCTGGATATCTTGAGAAATGAACAGGCCTCATCGAGTGTGAGGCTGTGGTTAGTCCTTGCGTAGCTCGCTGATTCTTCTGTAAGTCTCTGGTGCTTTGTTTCCGTGTATCTTCATTTCAGACTTCAACAGAGCAACGAGGGGATCCCATTCGTTGAGGATGCCTTTGAATGCCGGAACGCGCTTTGCAACCTTGTCGAATGAATCTCTGATTTCTGGAATCTGCTCGACAAGTGCAACGCATCGCCGGAAATCTGCTGCGTCATGTGGAGCGCCGAAGTGATGACCATAGATATTCTTTTTCAGTCCACATGCGATTGAGGCAAGAGTTGCGCTACTGATGCCTACATCGCCAGTTGATTGCCATTTCAAAACCTTCATAGCCAAATCTGACATTTCTTGTCTCCAATAAAAAACCGCCATCAGGCGGCTTGGTGTTCTTTCAGTTCTTCAATTCGAATATTGGTTACGTCTGCATGTGCTATCTGCGCCCACAGCATCCAGTGGTCATAGCAGTCGCTGATGTTCTCGGCTTCGATAACTCTGTTGAATGGCTCTCCATTCCATTCACCTGTGACTCGGAAGTGCATTTATCATCTCCATAAAACAAAACTCGCCGTAGCGAGTTCAGATAAAAGAAATCCCCGCGAGTGCGAGGATTGTTATTCATTGCTGATATTCACCTTTATCGCGAACCCCTTTACCGGTTTATCACCGAAGTGCGGATGTGTGATTGTCTTGATTTCATATCCACCATACGGAACATCAATTCTGCGACTGGAATCGTCGCGCTTCGGATATCCCTTTGTGATAATCAGGCGGTCATATTCCCGTAACATGATTCGCTTATTCCAGTAGTCATTACACAGGCGATACTCTTCCATTTTATCTCCGCGAATCATGGCATCGAAGTATTCACCTTTGACGGCAAGTTGCAGGTTAGCCATTACCGCTCCTCCAGTCTCCATACTGCCTGACCAATCCGGCTGGCATGTTTATCTTTAGATACTGTTCCGTCTTTAGCAATCTCCATAAGAATTTTGCGCAAATCTGCCGAACGCCATTCTTCATCAGGAAATTCCTTCTCCATTGCCAACCGCAGATTCCAGGTTGCTATCGTGAATGGATATTCCCCGCCGAGAGCTTTCTCTTGCAGGGCAGCACGGGAACGTATCACCTGCAATACCTTCTCTTTTACATCCATCATTTTGTCTCCTGCGGCGGTTCTGGTAGAGGCATCCAGTGAGTTGCCTGCTCAATTCCATTACCCGGCTTAATCGTTGCTTCTCCTCGCCGGAATGTGCTTCCTGTATAGCGTGCGGAGCATATTAGCGGTTCAACCAGAGAGCTATCGAAATTCACCGAAATAAGCACGTTCTGGCCCTTTTCAGGCATTCGCTCACTACAGCTTATCCAACCATCCTGAGTTACCGGAGAGTTGCCCGACAGCTCGTTCAACTTGTTAGCCTGGCTTACAGGTTCGGCTTCCAGTTCTGCAATGCGCTTTTTTGCTGCTTCCAGCTCGCCAAGCAGCGCCAAGACGGTAGCCGGATTGGCTGCAGCGATGAATTCAGCATTGGCCTGCTGTTCCATTTGGAAATCTTCATCGAAACCGCTTTCAGGATGCGCTCCTTCAATTCTGCAAATGGGAAGATATCCAACAACGTCACGATGAATTAGCGCATCATCACAATCAAATCGGCTCTCTCCATATTCGAGCGACCACACACCACACGTTGCTTTCTCTGCCTTTTCACGCAGTGCCTGATAGTCAATCTTGCTCACTGGTTGCCTCCTGCTTTTCTGCCTTCAACACCATGCGAGAACCATCATCCAGCTCCCACGCGATCTCACCACCTTCAGTCATGACCAGTCGCCACACCAATTGAGCAGCCTCATTGGTAACATCACGACCTGGATCATTGCCAACGCGCATACGTCCACCTTCAACATCGCGCATTTTTGCCAGCATGATAGTTTTTGATAGCGGTGAAAAACCAAGTTGAAGTTTAGTGCTCATATTCAATACCCTTTTAATTTTCTACACTCAGGACAGCGCCATCTACCTTTTTGGTAAACTCGCGCATGACCACGTTTACATTTATTGGTTATCAGTGATATACCGAGACGTGACGCTTTAATGTGCACTGCTTCAACGTCCCGGCGAAGGTAATAGCTATTTCGTCCGCACTGATCTTTCCTGCATTAATTTTTAATAACGCCAGATCTCGTGCGGACCACTTCAAACCGTTACGAGGAAACGTGTTAGTTGTATCAGTTGAATGTTCATACATTTACCATCCTTTGCGAAGCTGTATGGCGAATTCACGAACTATTTTAATATCCTTGTCATCCCACAAAAGACCGTTTAAATAATCACCGAAAGTATCCACCCCCTGCGCCCGTACTTCAGCCAGGAAAGCATCGGTGGCTGGGGTTTCGATATCGTTAATTTCAGGAAGAATCTCTTCCCATGTGGCGATATCGCCATTCAAATGCCATCCGGCAATTCCACTGGAGTTATCCGCAACACTGCGAACGGCTTCAATAGTTTCGAGCATTACCGCATTCTCCGCCGCCAGCGCTGAAAACTTCTCGTGTGCCAACTTAACAACCGAATCAGCCTGCTTAATTGACTCAATCGCTCTCTGTTGGTCTTCGGACAGAGCCGAAATCTTGGCCTCCGCTTCAGCAAATTTACGCACAAGATATTCAGCGTTTGTTTCGTTAACCTTTAAATCTCGTGGGATGCATTTACCTTTCAGAAATCCATCCATCTCAATTAGTGACATTTGTTTCATTTCTTCCCACTCCGCCACATCGCATTCAGATATTTGTTTTGATTCACTGATGGAAAAGAATTTCTCTTAAGCAATTCCTCTCTCGATGGCATTGGCTTTACGCGTTGGCGAATAATCATTTCTGCCGGAAGAATGCCGGGATTGTATGCAAGCCCTCTCATGGTAAATTCCTCTTTGTTAATTTATTCGTATGCCCGCTCTTTCTTCATCGAGTTTTTTTAGCTTGTATCGCATAGCCCTTACTGAATAAATTGAGCGGCAGGTTGCAATTGCTATTTCTTCTGCGGAGAACTTACCGAAAAGTGATACTTCGGCTCTTGTCCAGCGTCTTCCACGAAGTCGACTAACAATGTCAGCGCCAATCCTTGTTGCTTTCGCCATTACTGCTTTTTCAGTCCTTTCCAGTTTTTCAGCGATAACTTCAACTGGCATTGTCGCCGCTACTTCGCGCAAGAAATCGACTTCCCATTTCTCCCATGGAGTCTTTTTCATAGGCGATACCGTTATTTGATAAGAAGTGAAGGTTTCCCAACCTTGAGTTGAGCGCCGGGGATATTTATTCCTGCTTTTAGTTGGTGCTTGATTGCCAACTTGTCGGCTTTAATTGTCGTTTCAAACTCAACGTATTCAGGAGGAAGGGCGCTTGAGTCGATGATTTCTACAGTTTCTGACGGTTTGCGGATTGTTACCTGGTGAATACCTGCTCTAATCTTTTTCTTGCCAACCATTTCAAGCGATGAGGCTATATATGCCATAATGCTATCAATCTTATTTTGAATTACTGCTGCTCGTTCATTCAGTGACTTTGCCTCGTCCTTGAGGCGTTCAGCATAACCAGATTCATTTTTAATAATGGCAAGAAGTTGCTCTATTTTATCGGTAAATTCTCCTTCCATGCCTTCTATTGTGTCAGCAATCATCTCTGGCTCTAAATCTGAATCCATCAGCTTTGCGTATTCATTGGCTATTTCATATAGTTTGCTCACTGGCAACCTCCAGTTTCGCTTTGCATTCTATGTAAATGGCTTGTACGTTCTGCTGCAATTTCATTCCAGATGTCAGGCGATATGCTTCTGCAAAATATCGCTTCAAATCATCCATGTTTTCTGCCTGAGCCATTTCATCACAAAGAAGTTGTGCTTTATCCGTTATTTCCCGCTGGCGTTTCCGTTCATCTTCGCGGATATCTTCCTCTGATTTGTGCGGCATAACTGGTTCAGTCCACACACCTTCTTCTTCGTTTAGTACGTGAATAGCACTATCAAGACGTGATGCCTTAGGCCAATACTTGCTTGCACGCTTTACGACCGTCTTTCGCGCCATCTCATTCCAGTGATTTACCCATGGTCCTTTATCGCTGAATGCCGCCTTGCTTGTTTTCCTTACAGCCTCAATTTCAGCCAGACTCATCTCTTCCGTTAGATAATCACCTGCTGGCGTCTTAACTGTGCAGTAAACGCCAACGATATCACCACGATCACCGAAGGCGTTGTATTTATGGGTTGGTGCTTTATCAAGCCCGTTTGACTCATAGGTATCGTTAGCATGAACAAGTTTTGCCTGACCCCATGAGATAACACCAGACTCCATTGCAATATGGAGCAATCCCATATAGCTGATATCAAGGCAAACCATGCCGTCGCGCGGAACCAGATAAGCCAGTTTGCTAGCCGGGTTTAAGGTGATACCGATCGCCGCAACATTGATGATGGCGTTCTGTGCGCTGGTTGGATTTGCCAGTGCTGTTTTAGCCAGGTAATCGTTTTTCTGGAAATACTGAATTGCAAACTGGCTTTCCTTAGCCCATGTCACCGTCTGTTCAGTCAATGCTCCGCAGAATAACTGCTCTTGCTGTTTAACGAATTCAACGATATTGCTCATGCAGCTTCTCCATAAATATGTCTACGTTTGAATATTGCGAAGGCATATTCAGCCTTAACTCTTTCGGTTATTGCATCCCAGAACCATTCAGCGGCTTTTTCCTGATAGTTACAGTCATCATCTTCCAGCCAGTCGATAGCGTCCTTAGTGTGTTCATCTGGCTTATATGAGCGAAGCATTTCGCTTATTGGGTCGCAACGTTTGCAGAGGCGATCAACTTCACTGTTGATTCGTTCGTAATCTTCATCAGTAAAACTTGCGATTATTTGCGATATTTCACGCTTATCATTCAGAGTCAGAATCATCATCTTTCTCCTGTTCTTTGTGATGATTGAGCATTTCTTTCATCTGACGAATGAATTCTTCGTCTGACCAGTTATCTGTAAAACTCATGGACGGCCTTGTTGTTTCAAAATATCCCAAAGCTTTTCGAGCAAACTTTTCATTCTTGGTTGTTTAAAGTCTGCTCCGGTTAAAATATTTTTTCGTGAATGCTGTACCGATAAAATCGGGTTGAAAGGGCGAACCGATGCCGCCCCTGCAATAGCGAACTGTTGCATAGGATGCTCCTTCTGTTTGATTGCATAACGAAAACGCCTCTCGTGAAGCGTTATTGGTATGCATATAAAAAGGCCCTCACATTGGAGGGCAAAGAAGATTTCAAATAATCAGAACAAGTCGGCTCCTGTTTAGTTACGAGCGACATTGCTCCGTGTATTCACTCGTGGGAATGAATACACAGTGCAGTGTTTATTCTGTTGCTTATTCCAAAGCAATTTAACCATCAACAAACTCTTCTGGTAATTTATCAACCAGTTGATGACTTATTATCAGCCATTTGCCATCCTTCGTTTTGTATGCATATTTCTGGTCTTTTATCATCAGGTGTTCAGCTACTGCCTTAACTGCCTGTTCGGTGACATCTTCTTTCTTTCCCACCCACATTCCTTTTTCAGTGTTTAATGTTCCTTGAAAAATACGACCGCTTAATGGGCTTGCGCCCATAGTTTTTACTCTCATGTATCAGTCCTCAAATAAGTGGTTTGCTGCCTAATTTCATTTTCTGGCGACCAACACAAGTCACACCTATTTCACTGCGTGGCTTGCTGTACCATGTGCGCTGATTCTTGCGCTCAATACGTTGCAGGTTGCTTTCAATCTGTTCGTGGTATTCAGCCAGCACCGTAAGGTCTATCGGATTCAGTGCGCTTTCTACTCGTGATTTCGGTTTGCGATTCAGCGAGAGAATAGGGCGGTTAACTGGTTTTGCGCTTACCCCAACCAACAGGGGATTTGCTGCTTTCCATTGAGCCTGTTTCTCTGCGCGACGTTCGCGGCGGCGTGCTTGTGCATCCATTTTATTCTCCTTTGAGCAACTTCATCGCTTCATCAATACGTGATTGTGTCCCTGCGTTTGGCTCCACTTCTTGAATTCGGCGTGCGTCCTCAAGGAGTTTCGCAATCATTTCTTTAAGCGCTTCGTTATTCATGGTCATTCTCCTGTCAGTTAGCTTTGGTGGTGTGGTAGGTGGGAGACCCATTTCGACCCGCTTCGTCCGACTTCAATTCGGCAATAGTCCCGCAAGCCTCGCCGCTTTACGTGCGACATATTCCCATCCATGAACCCTTCACCACACCCCAAAGCCTTCTGCTTTGAATGCTGCCCTTCTTCAGGGCTAAATTTTTAAGAGCCTCACCTTCATGGTGGTTAGTGCGTCCTGCTGATGTGCTTAGTATCACCGCCAGTGGTATTTATGTCAACACCGCCAGAGATAATTTATCACCGCAGATGGTTATCTGTATGTTTTTTATATAGATTTATTTTTTGCAGGGTTGTGTGGATTGGGAAGGTGATCGAGAGATCTGAATTGCGATGTTTAGTGAGTTGTATCTATTAATTTTGAAATAAATACAATTGGTTATGCGTTTTTTGGGGGGGGCGTTAGGCAAAGAAAACCCGGCGCTGAGGCCGGGTTATGTAGGCATTATGCGGCTTTTTTGGTGTGTGCTGACGAGCGAGCCAGAATCTCGTTAATGAGAGATCTCAGGGTCATTGCATCTTTGTGCAGAGTGGACATGGTTTTCATTGCGTTTCCTCGGTTTATTTTATGGTACTAGCCTAGTTCAAATAGACTATATGAAATCTTGATTTACTATTAAGGCCATTGGGTTGGTGGAAGATCGTGGGTTTTTATCTGCGTATTTGCTTCCACACATTTATCATAGTCTAATTTCTCTACAGCAAGCAATAGTGATTCAGCATACATCAATCCTTGTTTGATGTTCATAACATTTATGCTTGCACTTGCGGCATCCATATCCTTTGCTGTCTCTACCATGTGCTCAAAGCTTTGAGCAATAGAGTCAACACCGTTTTTCATCCTTGTAAACACTAATTTTAGCTCATCAAGGCTTGGATTCGTTAGATCATACATCCCATGCATTCCATGGGCTTCGAATAACTCTGACAACGATCTAAGGGCGAAGTTCACAGAATCAATAACTTGGTCGTACTTTTTCTTATCAAGATCATTCATTAAAAATATAACCTTTTAACTATTTGATATTGCTGCATTTATATCAATATATGCATTTCACATATATCACCCAAACGTCTCTTCAGGCCACTGGCTGGCGATAACTTTCCCCACAACGGAACAACTCTCATTGCATGGGATCATTGGGTACTGTGGGTTTAGTGGTTGTAAAAACACATGACCGCTATCCCTGATCAGTTTCTTGAAGGTAAATTCATCACCACCAAGTCTGGCTATGCAGAAATCACCTGGCTCAACAGCCTGCTCAGGGTCAACAAGAATTAACATCCCGTCAGGAAAGCTTGGCTTGGATCCTGTTGGCGCGGTCATGGAATTACCTTCAACCTCAAGCCAGAATGCAGAATCACTGGCTTTTTTGGTTGTGCTTACCCATCTCTCCGCATCACCTTTGGTAAAGGTTCTAAGCTCAGGCGAGAACATCCCGGCCTGAACATGAGAAAAAACAGGGTACTCATACTCACTTCTAAGTGACGGCTGCATACTAACCGCTTCATACATCTCGTAGATTTCTCTGGCGATTGAAGGGCTAAATTCTTCAACGCTAACGTTGAGAATTTTTGCAAGCAATGCAGCGTTATAAGCATTTAATGCATTGATGCCATTAAATAAAGCACCAACGCCTGACTGCCCCATCCCCATCTTGTCTGCGACAGATTCCTGGGATAAGCCAAGTTCATTTTTCTTTTTTTCATAAATAGCTTTAAGGCGACGTGCGTCCTCAAGCTGCTCTTGTGTTAATGGTTTCTTTTTTGCGCTCATACGTTAAATCTATCACCGCAAGGGATAAATATCTAACACCGTGCGTGTTGACTATTTTACCTCTAGCGGTGATAATGGTTGCATGTACTAAGGAGGTTGTATGGAACAACGCATAACCCTGAAAGATTATGCAATGCGCTTTGGGCAAACCAAGACAGCTAAAGATCTCGGCGTATATCAAAGCGCGATCAACAAGGCCATTCATGCAGGCCGAAAGATTTTTTTAACTATAAACGCTGATGGAAGCGTTTATGCGGAAGAGGTAAAGCCCTTCCCGAGTAACAAAAAAACAACAGCATAAATAACCCCGCTCTTACACATTCCAGCCCTGAAAAAGGGCATCAAATTAAACCACACCTATGGTGTATGCATTTATTTGCATACATTCAATCAATTGTTATCTAAGAAAATACTTACATATGCAACTTACAAGTACTCGCAAGAAAGCGAATGCAATTACAAGCAACATCCTGAATCGAATTGCTGTACGTGGTCAGCGAAAGGTTGCCGACGCGTTAGGGGTTAATGAATCGCAAATTTCGCGATGGAAAGACAGCTTCATCCCCAAAATGGGAATGCTTCTGGCTGTTCTTGAATGGGGTGTTGAAGACGAGGAGTTGGCGGAACTGGCTAAGAAAGTAGCCAGAATGCTGACAAAAGAAAAAGCCCCGAAGAACGGCGAATTCTTCGAGGCCTGATGTAGAAAGACTGGATCAATCCACAGGAGTAATTATGACAAATACAGCAAAAATACTCAACTTCGGCAGAGGTAACTTTGCCGAACAGGAGCGAAGAGTGGCTGATATCGATGATGGTTACACCAGATTCGCTAACGAGCTGCTGGAAGCTATCGCAAGTGCCGATTTAACCGCTCGCTGGATTTGCCCCTATATTTCCAGACATCTGTTATCACTTAACCCATTACAAGCCCGCTGCCGCAGATATTCCCGTGGCGAGCGATAACCCAGCGCACTATGCGGATGCCATTCGTTATAATGCTCGAACGCCTCTGCAAGGTTCTTTGCTGCCGTTAACCCGTCTGGTTTGGGCATGATACTGATGTAGTCACGCTTTATCGTTTTCACGAAGCTCTCTGCTATTCCGTTACTCTCCGGACTCCGCACCGCCGTGTTCTTCGGTTCAAGTCCCAACATCCGGGCGAACTGGCGTGTTTCATTAGCCCGGTAGCATGACCCATTATCCGTCAGCCACTCCACTGGAGACGACGGAAGATCGTTGCCGAAGCGGCGTTCCACCGCTCCCAGCATGACGTCCTGTACTGTTTCACTGTT